TAGCGAAGTCTACTTTTGATAGTACGATGAGCAGTATTAACTCCTCATTTACTAGCCACTTGGAAAACATCGCAACTGGTGCTGAGTCTTTCGGTAAGGGACTAAAGAATATCTTTAAGGATATTACGAATAGCATTATTAAAATGCTTGTTAACCTTTCATTCCAACAGTACGTACAACCTAAGATACAAAGTCTATTCGGTGGTGTAGTAAGCGGTATCGGTGCTATAGGTGCCGGTCGTGGCAATGTATCATCGTTTGCTAGTGGTGGTTCTTTCAGTTCAGCATTTACAGGCAACAGCTTTGGTAAGTTTGCAAGCGGTGGTATTGCTCCTGCAGGTATGACATTAGTTGGTGAGAATGGTCCAGAGCTCTTACAGTTCAACTCTTCTCATCGCATTTACAATGCAAGCCAAACACGTAAGATGATTGGCGGTGAAGGAGCTAGTAAAGTAACGGTTAACATCATCAACCAATCTGGCCAACAACTAGATAGCCAACAACAAGAAACTAAGTTTGATGGCGAACAAATGATAGTTGATGTAGTAGTATCTAGTCTTATGACAAACAAAGGAGGTATGCGTGATGCCATTAAGGCAGCCGCAGTATAGGGTATGTTAGAATTTCCGAATATTCGATGGCCAATATACCCCATCGATGAAAATACACCTGATGTGACTCGTAAGGTTCAGGTAGAAAATATGACGATGTTAACTCATCGTAAGACTACGAAAGCGTTACGATCATATTCAGTGAATTATAAGATACCGACTTCGGAATATATCAAGCTAAGGAATTTCTTTGACCAGGTTAATACTGCAGAGATATTCCTTTGGACTCATCCGGAGACACGAGCGAAGGTAAGAGTTAGGTTCGCTGACCAACTCCATTTCTCCGCTAGTGATTATGGGATTTGGGCAGGCTCAGTTCAGTTACAGGAGGCGTAGATGTTAACGTTATCAACTGCATCAATCATCGAAAAAAATAAGATATCCTCCACTGGGGCATGGGTAATGGCTATTGAACTTCATCATCCGGAAGGCAATATCCTCCTCGTGAATAACACTGAGGACTTAACCTTAGCGGGTAAGAAGTACACTGCCTTCCCATTCAAGCTAGAGGATATCAACGAGGACACTAAGCAGATGCCGAACGTTAAACTCTCTGTAGCGAATGTAACCGGTACTATTCAACGGTTAGTAGAAAAGAATAAAGGCCTCACAGATTGTGAGGTCAATATTCGTATCTTCAATACTAACTTACCGGACATCATTGAACTGGAAGAAACGTTCATCATCAATGCATCCCAATCTAAAGCAGACTGGGTAGTGTTCACATTAGGTACAGACTTCTCATTCTCACGTAGGTTCCCACCTGTTCGAGTAATGAAAGATTACTGTCCTTTCAAATTTAAGTCTGTAGAGTGCGGATACAAAGGGAACGCACAATCATGTAATAAAACTCTAAAACGCTGTCGTGAGTTAAATAACAGCGTTAGATTTGGCGGTGAGCCAACAATACCACAAGGGGGCTTATATGCGTCTAACTCTAAATAACCTAGTAGGTACTCCGTGGAAGGAGTTGCCTTGTTGGGAGCTTGTGGTAGAGGTGTACAAGAGAGCCGGTGTTCAGCTCGAGCCATACGCAACGTATTGGCCAGATATGAACTCACCTTGGCACGAAGTCAAGGAACCGGAAGTAGGGGACATAATTGTCATGAACCTCTACAGTAATAACGCTGATCATATCGCAGTATATGTAGGCGAAGGTAAGATGATACACTCCACAGAATATGCAGGTGTGTGTATCGTACCAATGGACAGATTAAGAAAACGTATATTAGGAGTGTACAGGCACAAGGAGGCTCAAAATGATTAGATTAGTAATTGCTCGAAACCCATTCGACCTTACCACTAGACAAGAGACCCTTGTGCCTTTTGTTGAAGGTAAGAAACTTAACCAATATTTCACTGAACCAGGTGAATGGGTGTACTCAATAAATGGTGAGTTAGTAGAGGATACCGCATCACCTACTGATGAAGCTTATGTGGTAGTGCTACCTAAACTTGAAAAGCAAGCATTCGCTATCTTGTTATCTATTGGTTTATCTATTGCAACTGCCGGTATTGCCTCCGGTGCGATATTCGGCATTACAAGTGTCTTAGGTCGTACATTAGCGGCAATGGCTATCGGCATGATTGGCAACGCGATCATATCTAAAATAGCTGCACCTAAGACAGATAACTCCAATACAGAGCAGTCCGCTACGTATGGGTGGCAAGGCGCACAGACTATTATTGGCCAAGGTCATCCTTTAGCCATTACCTATGGTAAGTGTAAAAGTGCCGGTATGCTTATATCTCGCCATGTAACGAGTGACGGTGAAAAGCAATATCTTAACCTATTATACTGTGCGGGCGAGGGCCCTATTGACGCCATAACAGACGTTAAATTAAACGGGAACCCTATTGGCAACTACAAGGAAGTTCAACTCGATGTAAGACTTGGTACAAATAACCAAGAAATTATCCCTAACTTCAATGATAACTACGCTGACCAACCATTGACCTATGAACTAACCAATGACTGGTCAATTCATCAAACGCAAGGTAACTTATCTACTGCGTTAGAGGTGACTTTATCACTACCTAATGGCTTGTACTATTCAAACGACCAGGGCGGACTCAGTGAAACGTCAGTCACCATTGAAGGTGGCTATCGTAAAGTAGGCTCTGCAGAGTGGATACCATTACCGATTAGTAACAAGGGTGGCCAAAGTGCCATGCTTGAAAAGACAGATAATCGTTGGTTTAAACGGAACAGTCATTCAAGAACGTCTATCGATAATAGTCAATATACAGGGGTTATCAAGGATAGCTCAAACAAAGCTATCTATCGTGTGTTCCGGTTCGATGTAAAGGAACCAGGACAATATGAAGTCCGTATGCGATGCGCACATAAAGACGGTAACTCTAACCGCCATGTTAACAAAGTGTACTGGTCACAGTTAACTCAGATTGTTTATGACGATTTTATTCATCCTGGTAAGGTGCTTATTGGTATCAAGGCGCTAGCTACTGACCAATTAAATGGTAATGATCCAAACGTAACATGGATACAAGAGCGTAAAACAGTATGGGTGTTCAATACCTACACCGGAGCGTATGAGTCTAAACCGGCTAATAATCCGGCATGGGCTTGTTACGATATTCTCCATCATTGCCGTAAGATTGGCGATGAGTATGTAGCCAAAGGTGCTCCTCGTGAACGCTTCGTATATGACGCATTTAAGGCGTGGGCTGATAAGTGCGATGAAAAGCATATTACATTTAACTACATTTATGACAATGCTAGCCAAGTATGGGATGCACTTAAATACGCTGAGAATGTAGGTAGAGGTAAAGTAATACCCCTAGGTACTCGATTCAGTTGTATTTACGACTATGCGGCTACGCCTACTCAGCTATTCACTGTAGGCAATATCAAGATGGACTCATTCATGGAAGAGTTCCAGGCTACATCATCTAGGGCAAATGCTATCGAGGTATCCTTCCTCAATAAAGCTAAGGACTACGAGCGTGACGTACTTCCTGTATTTAGTGAAGAGTATGATGTGACTACATCTCTTGCTAGTCCGGCGCAAGTCGAACTCATGGGATGTGTGGATGTAGACCAAGCCTACAATTACGCTAAACACTACCTAAGAGCGAATAAGTACGAGGTGCGTACTTGTACCTTCGAGGCTTTCACAGACGCCATAGCGTGCACGATAGGGGATGTAATCCTACTACAACACGATGTGACAGACTGGGGCCAAGGTGGTCGTGTAGAGTCTGCCACAGGTAATAAAGTAATCCTTGATAGAGAGGTTGCTTTTGAGCCAGGTAAGACTTATAGGCTTATGGTTCGTAACGCTAAAACGGATGTATTGGAGTCTTACAACGTAACTGGTGTAACCGGTAAGACCTTAACGCTTGCTAGTAATGCAGTTATTCAGACAGACGATTTATACACCTATGGTGAAGCTACAAAAGAAGCTAAGCCATTTAGGGTATTATCCATTAGCAAGTCTAACTCTGAAATGACACGTAAGATATCCTGTATTGAATACTACCCTGAGTTGTATGCCGGCGATGATGGATCAGTGCCAATCATCGACTACACAACGAAGTCCGACGTGATTAAGGTTATTAATCTTGTGTTAATTGCTGACGTTAAGACCTTAAAGGACGGTACTGTACTCTGTGATATCAATGGTACTTGGCAACTGCCAAGGGATAAAGTGGCCAAAAATATCATCGTCTATTACAAGCCTGTAACTGCTAAGGAGTGGCAACAGTTCAAAGTATTAGACGGCAGTGCTACTAGCGTAACTATTCCAAGTGTAGCAACTGACGTTAACTACGACGTTAAGATTGTATGTACAAATAATACTGGCGCTGCGTATGAAGGTGTGGAGCGGGCAGTGTATGTAAGTGGTAAGGAAATACCACCGGCTACACCTAAAGGCTTTAAGGTAACGCAAGATGCAGTAAATAGTAGTGTACTTCACTTATCATGGGAGCCTAATACAGAGGCTGACCTACATGGATACACTCTATATGACGGTAAC